GCTATGGGGTTATATGAGGATACTGAGAAAAATTACGATTTTTATCATGGTAAACAATGGAATAATGCTAAGCTAGGGAATGTTCAACCAATAACTTTAAATGTTATAAGACCAATTGTAAAGTATAAAGTTGGAGTTCTGAATAGTAATGATTATCAAATAGTATTTAATCCAAATGTCTATGAAAATTATCAACAAGGGCAAAATTTAAAGAATATATGTAAAAGTTTAAATAAATTTGCAAATAGACTATGGGAATTAGAACAAGTCAACAAAAAAGTAAGAGAGATATTAAAAGACTCTTGTATAAATGCAGAAGGAATTGCACATGCATATGAAGTTGATGAAGAAATAAAGACCGAAGTAATAGATAAAACTAATGTGTATTATGGAGATGAAAGCAATGATAATATACAAGAACAACCATATATCTTAATTACATATAGAAGAACAGTTGATAGTGTAAAAGAAGAAGCTAGGCAAAATGGAATGTCAGAAGAAGAAATTGATAAGATAACAATGGATTCAGATTACGAGGAACAATCAGGTAGAGAAAGCAGAATTGATGAAATATCCCCAATGTGTTTGGTAATTCTTAAGTACTATAAAAAGAATGGTACAGTATGGCTAAAGAAAAGTACAAAGACAGCAGTTGTAAGAGAAGATGCAGATACTAAATTAAAACTTTACCCTGTAGCTCATATGGTTTGGGAAGATGTAAAAGGATATGCAAGAGGAACAGGAGAAGTTAAATACATAATACCTAATCAAATAGAAATAAATAAGACAGCAACTAGAAGAACTATAGCAGTACAGATGTGTGCATTTCCTAAGTTAGTTGCCAATAAGAGATATATAAGCAATACATCGAGCTTAAACAAAGTAGGTACAACAATATTGGTAGATGAAATGTCGGCAGATGATGTAAGTAAAGTAGTAAATTATTTAAGACCAACTACAATGTCTACAGATGCTTTAAATTTACAACAAGAACTTATGAAAGATACTCAAGATTTAGCAGGAGCAGGAGATACTTTGAATGGAAATGTAGACCCAACACAAGCATCAGGAAAAGCTATACTTGCTGTTCAACAAGCAGGACAACAACCATTAAAAGAACAGCTAGAAAAGTTTAAGACATTCTTAGAAGATTTAGCAAGAATCTATTTTGATATGTTACAAACATATAGAAATAGTTTAATAGTAACAAGAGAAGAAACTAATCCAGAAACAGGAGAAATAATTGAAATTCCGTATACTATTTCAAAAGAAGAATTATCTAATGCAAAATTAAATGTGAAAATTGACATTAGTCCAAATTCATCTTATGACAAGTTTGCGAGAGAACAATCTATAGAGAACTTATTCTTAAGTGGAAATATAACGCTAGAAGAATATGCGAAGGCATTACCAATAGATGCAGTTATGGATAAAACAACACTTGATAATATCATAAAAGATAGACAAGAAAGAAATAAGAAACTAACAGAGATTCAGATGCAAGCAAATCAATTAGAAAGTGCAATGAATCAAGTAATGGAATTGCAAGGAGGTGGAGAGAATGAAATGTCCTCAATGCCAATTGGTGGAAATGATGGTCAAGGAAGTCAAGAACAACCAAATGAAATTGCAATGTAAAAAGTGTGGTTATGAAACTACACAAGAAATACCAAGTGATGAAGAGAGCAAATAAGCTCTCTTTTTATATGTCCAAAACGTGCTTATGACGATAAAAGATGCAAGGAATTAATAGTCGACGGACTTTAAACGGGGAGGTTTAGTTATGGAAGATGAAATCATAACAACTGATGTACCCGAAACATCAGAAGAAGAGTTAGAGGAAGTAAATATCGATACTAGTGAAGATGTCGAAACTGAAAAGACTCAAGAGAACGATAGTAAAGAGGAAATTCGCTACACTCAAGAAGAAGTAAATTCTATGATAAAAGACAGGTTAGACCGTTTTAAGAAGAAAGAAAAAGAAAACTTGAGAAAGTATGAATACCTTGAAAGTATCGTAAAGACTGGAACAGGCACAGATAATTTAGATGATGCCATAAAAGAAACAGTCGATTTTTATAAGGGCAATGGTTTAGAAATCCCTGAGTATAGTGCTTATAGTGAAGATGATGAAAGAATATTAGGACAAGCTAGAGCTAATGAGTTCATTAAATCAGGTTATGAAGAGATGGAAGCAGAAGCAAATAGAATTGCTAATATTCCTAGAGACCAAAGAACTGTAAGAGAAATCGAAGAATTTAATATTCTTGGAGCAGAACTAACAAGATTAAATAACATTGAAAAGATGAAAGCTAAAGGCTATGACATTAATATTTTGGAAACAAAAGAGTTCAAAGATTTTAGCAATCAGTTCAATAACAATACAGACATTTCAAAGATTTATGAAATGTATAAAAGGCTATCAGAACCTGCGGAAAAACCTGCAAGTGCAGGAAGTGCGAAGTCTGAAAAACAACCAAAAGAAACATTTTCGCCTCAACGTATCAATGATATGACACCAGACGAGATGTTGAAATATTGGAATAACCCCGAATTTAGAAAAGTTGCGGGGCTTAATTAATGTTAAAAGGAGGATTTTATTATGGCAAATGGAGCTGTAACAGTAAGTATTGATAAATTAATATCAACAAAAGTATTAAAAGAATTAAAAAATAATCTAGTTGCAAAAAGAATTTGTACATTGGATACAGGTTCACAAATTAACAAGAAAGGTGACCAAGTAACATTCTGTGGATTAGCAGACCCTACTGTTCAAGATTATACTGGAACAATAAACTATGAAGATTTAGATGATACAGGTATCACAATGGTAATTCAACAACAGAAATATGTTGCATTTAAAATTGACGATATTGAAGCATTTAGAAGTTCAATAGATGTTAAAGGTACACAAGTAGAAAGAAGTGGATACAAACTAAAAGATAAGGCAGATGCTTATGTTTTAGGTTTAGCATCAGACTCTTCTATTACTAACAGAATAGATGCATATTCTGCAGGTAAAGAAGTAACAGAAGACAATGCTCTTCAATATGTTGCTAAAGTAAGAAGATATTTAGATGAAGCTAATGTTCCATATGGACAAGCTTTCTTCGTAATAGACCCAATGTTTAAAGAAAAACTTGAATTAGCAGGTATTAAATTCGGAATCAATGAAGGTATGAAAGGATTTGAAGGTGGTCTTGAGTTTGCTAATTATTTAGGAATGAAAATATTCGTTTCTAACAACGTTAAAGTAGATAGTGGAAAACACTTATTAATGGCTGGTTCATATAACGCAATCGTATATGCAGACCAAATTGTTAAATCAAGATTTATACCAAACGCAGAAGGTGCATTTGAAGGATTATATAGTTCTTTACATGTATACGATGCTAAAGTAATTAAACCTGCTGAATTAGTTGTTTTAGAAGCTAAAGAGGGATAATAGTAGGGAGGGAAACCTCCCTTTTTATACTGCCGTTTAGCCAAGCGGTAAGGCAACAGGCTTTGACTCTGTGATGCCCTAGTTCGAATCTAGGAACGGCAACCAATTTATAAAAAGGAGAAATAAAATGAGTTTAATGAAGAATTTAAGAAGAAGAGAAGTTGAAATATTTGGAGCAAAAAGAGTAGTTAGAAATGACAACAAGAAGATTGAAAACAAAACGGAAGAAAAGAAAACAATAAAAAGGAGAAAAAAGAAAACGGAGGTATAGATTATGACTTTAGGAGAAAATAAAAAGATAACATTAGCTTTAATTGAAGAATATTCACCAAATAATCAGTACTTAACTGATGATGAAGATATAAGAGCAAGACTTAATTTAGTGTATTCACCTGCATATCAAGAATTAGCACAAATTAAAAAAATATTGAAGACCAAAACATTAAAAGAAATAACAGGAGAAACATCAGAAGGATATACAGAGTATACTTTGCCTAGTGGTATGTATCAATTTAAAAGAATTATTGGATTAGATGAAAACAATAATGTTGTGGAAGTACCATATAGACCTATAGGTAAAAATAAAATCTATATCAGCAATGAAGTTGATGCCAATGTTATATTAGAATACTATGCCTATCCATCAGTTATAACAGAAGAAACTAGCAATGATTTTTCTCTTGAGTTAGACCAAGATGTTCAAATGGTTTTACCATATCTAGTAGCAAATGATATTTTAAAAGCTGACCCTAGCGCAGACTATACAGCATTCTTTAGAGAATTTCAAAGAAAAATGGAAAGTCTAGATACTAGTCCAACAGCTACAACAGTTACTATTGAAGAGGGAGTGATATAAAATGATAAGTACACCAATAAGAAGAACATACTCTGATTTTAGAGGAGTAGATTTTGCAAATGATCCCTCTTTAGTTTTATTATCAAGAAGTCCAGATGCTTTAAATGTGTGGAAGAATTATAAGGATACACAAGGAAGTTGTATAGAAACAAGACCAGGATATAGAGAACTTGCTAATTTTATGAGTAAGATAAATGGTATATATTTCTACAATGACAAAGCATTAATTCACGCAGGAACAAATTTATTTCTATGGGAGAACTTTCCAGATACCCCAACAGGAACAATACTTAAAAACAATATGAATGATGCGAAAAGTTCATTTGTAATATTCAATGAAAAACTGTATATAGTAGATGGAGCCAATTATTTAGTTTATGACGGAACAACTTTAAAAGATGTTTCAAGTGATAATCCATATATACCAACAACAACTATATCTCGTTCTCCAAGTGGTGGAGGAGAACCATATCAAGATGTAAATGTATTACAACCGTTGAGCAAGAACTCATTTGTAGCAGATGGAACATCAACAGACTACTACCTAGACACAACTGAAATAGACTCAATAACAGAAGTAAAAGTCAATGACGCAGTTGTTACAAATTACACGGTAAATACCACAGCAGGAAAAATAACATTTACTACTGCTCCTACTGCACCAGTATTAAGTGGAACTGATAACGTAGAGATAACATACAGTAAAAGTGTATCAGGCTATATAGATAGAATATCAAAATGCACTAAAATGGTCGTGTTTGACAGAAGATTGTTTTTTACAGGAAATCCAGATTATCCTAATGCAATATTTCATAGTCAATTAAATACACCTAATTATGTAAGCGACCTTGCTTATTATCAAGATGGAACAGATGAAAGCGATATAAAAGCATTAGTAGTAGGAAACAATATATTATGGGTATTTAAGGAGCCATCACAAGAAAGAGATACAATTTTTTATCATACAGCAACAACAGATAGTATAGGAAAAGTATATCCAAACTTTCAAGGAAATGTATCTACAGGTTGCTATTCAGATGCTATAAACTACAAAGATGATATAGTATTCTTAAGCAAAACAGGTTTAGAAGGAATATCAAGTAACGATATAGCTTCACAACAATTATTAAGTCATAAAAGTAGTCTAGTAGATAATAAGCTTGTGAATGAAAATAATTTTAACTTGTCAATGATGACAGAATGGAACGGATACTTATTAATACTTGTAAATTCTCATATATATTTAGGAGATATAAGACAATTATATCAAAGTGTAAATGGATATGAATACGAATGGTACTATTGGGAGCTTGAGAATGCACAAGCAACGATTTTAAAAGAATACAAAGGTAATTTATACATAGGAGCAGAAGATGGCTCTATTTTTATTGTCGAAGGAACTAACGACAATGGAGAAATAATCGAAAGTTATTGGACTACTCCAATGGACAACTTTGGATATGGTAATAAATACAAAACAACAAATAAACGTGGAGGAGTAGCAAAAATAAAGACAATTCCAAACGGAAAAGTAAAAGTAGCAGAAAGAACAAATAATTTGCAAATAGACAATTTTATAAAAGAATATGCAAGTAGTGGATTTGATTTCTCAAATATAGATTTTGACAATTTTGAATTTTCAACAGATATAACTTCAAATATTGTTTATAAGATAAAAGAAAAGAAGTGGGTAGAGTTACAACTTAAATTCTATAGTGATGAATTGGACAAACCATTCGGAATATATGATTCAATCATTGAAGCCTTTGTAGGTGGATATGTAAAAAGATAGGAGGAATAAATATGGGGTTAACAAAATTTAATGTAGATACTAATAATATTCAAGGTTTAGCAAACAAACCAACGCAATCTGCATCACAGTTAAAAGCTCTTTTTGATAAAGCTGGAGTTGATATTAAGAATTATCTAAACCAGATATTAACAGAAGAGATTGATTCTAAAATAAGTGAGTTTCAAACAAAAATAAATGATAATACTTCATTAATAAATAATATGCTTAATACTGTTTATCCAGTAGGAAGTATATATATGTCAGTAAATAACACAAATCCATCAACAATATTTGGTGGAACATGGGTATCATGGGGAGCAGGAAAAGTTCCTGTCGGTGTAAATGCTAATGAAACAGAATTTAATTCAGTAGAAAAAACTGGAGGAGCTAAGACTCATACATTAACTATACAACAAATACCTTCACATGGACATTCAGTATCAATTGCAAGCAGTGGTAGCTGTACTACATCTGCAAATGGAAGACACGCACATTCATTAGATTTAATAAATCATTGTTCAACAAATGGTAATGGTCAAGTATTTGGACCAACTACATCTCCAACAAATTACAAAACAAGTGAAATAGTTGACCATACACATACAGTACCAAATCATACCCATACAGTTAATCAGAGTAACGCAGGTGGAGGACAAGCACACAATAACTTACAACCATATATCACATGTTATATGTGGAAAAGAACAGCATAAAGGAGGTAAAAGATGGCAGAAGGATATGAAGATATAGATAGATTAGTCAACAGACAAGGTCAAATGCTAGACGAATCTTTACAAAAACAAAACGATATTATAAATAGACAAACTCAAATGCAAGTAGATAGTTTAGCAAGACAAAAAGAAGATATAGATAAAGAAGCTACACAACAAAATAGAGCATTATATCAAGACTATAGAAAAGCTACTAATCCATTCGGACAACAAGCAGAGAACTTAGCAGGACAAGGATTAGCAAATAGTGGATATGCAGAAACAACAATGTCTAGACTTTATAATACATATCAAAACAATATAACATCTACACTTAATAATGCAAGAGACTTAAAAGCAGATGTAGATTTTCAAATAAATCAAGCAAGACAAAATGGAGATATAACACTTGCTCAAAACGCATTAGAGCTTTATAAACAGAAAATGCAGTTATTAAGTGAAGAATATGATTTAAGAAATAATAGGGAACAATTCTTATATCAGAAACAACAAGATGCACTTGCACAACGTAATTGGCAAACAGAATTTGATTATCAAAGAGCTCAAAATGATAGAAATTATAACTATCAAGTATCAAGAGACAAAGTTAGTGATAAGCAATGGAATAAAACATTTAATTATCAAAAGAGCAGAGATAAAGTATCAGATTCTCAATGGCAAAAGGAATATGAATTGTCAAAAAAAGCTAAGGCTAGTAGTTCAAGAAGTAGTGGAGGTTCTAGGAGAAGTACTTCATCAAGGAAATCTTCGAAAAAATCATCATCAGGTTCTACTAGCATAAATCTTGATGGTGGTAATACAAAGAATAGTTCAGTTCCAACAAAGAAAGATGGAAGTGAATATACTCCAAAAGATATAATTGCTAATATAAAAAATGTACAAGGACCTAATGTACAAAATCCGATAAAGGATGGCATTTCTGGAAAAACATTTAAGTCTGTAGATGCTCTATTAAATTATTATGGATATGCAGGAGTGAATGATTAATGAGAATAGTAAAATTATCAAGTTTAAGTGAAAAAGAAAGAAAAAAGGTATTAGAAGAACAAGAAGAAAGATATCAGCAAAATCAACAAGAAAGTCAAAGAATACAGAAACAAGCAAATGATGACTTTGTTAACTCTTTTGGAAATGGAGACACTAATCCAAGTCATACAACTACATATAAAGAAATTCTAAATTCAATGCAAAATAAGCAACAAAAAAGAGATTTCAAAAAAGTCAATAGATTGACTTTATGGGATCAAATAAAAGATATGGCAGGAGTTTTAGAAAATATAGGTCTAGGTGCTAATAATGGAATAAAAAGCTCACAGCAAACTATAGGAAGAACTTTAAGCAATGGATTAAGAGATAGAGTAGAATTAATGAATAAAACAAATGACTATCTATTAAACAATGCAACAGACGAAAATGTTAAGAAAAAAGCTCAAGCAATGTTAGATAATACAAATTCGCTAATTTCTACTCAAAAAATGAATGAAAATACCCAAAAAGCTTATAATCAAATTCAAGAAAAAAAGAAACAAAATTCAGAAAGAATACAAGAGAATATAGAAAAACAGAGCAATCCTGCTTTAAAAAAATTAGCAGAAATAAATCCAAGCATTGGGCAAATGCTACCTGGTATGGTAGGAGGGCCATTGGGAACAACATACTTTATGACGTCAGCAGCAGGAAATTATTATGATGATGCAAAACAAAGAGGAATGAATGAGGAGCAAGCTAATATATATTCTAGCATAATGGGGATTATAGAGGGAGCTACAGAGTCCATAGGAGCTAAACTAACTACTAATGTAGGTAAACAATTATTAAGAAAAAATATAAAGGGTGCGTTAATTAATTATGGATTAGATATAGGAGAGAACTTTTTAGAAGAATCTATTGTGGAGCCAATAAGTGAATTAGTAGCACAGACAACTGCAGGGAAAGATAAAGCTAATTGGGACAATATGAAAGGAAGAATGATACAATCAGGTATTGATGGAGCATTAACTGCTGTTATTACAGGTAGTGTATCAGGAGCAGTAGGTAATATAGGAGCAAATATTCAAGATAATATTGAAAACAAAAAAGCAAATAAAAACGCAGATTATTGGATAGATAAAGCTCAACAAATAGTAAATGAAAACACAGACAATAAAGTTATCAACAAAGAAAATAAAATGCCTCAAAATGGATTCTCACAAGCAGAAAAAACAGAAACATTAAGACAAGAAGCAAGGAACAAACTAGAAAGTATAAAACAAAACTATGATGAAAAATCTTATAATCAAATGCAAGAGTTTATTGAAACAGCACCAAGCGAAAAAGCATTAAGCCAAGTTATAAATGATTTAAATAAAGAAGTTGAAACAAAACAAGTAGCTCCAATAAATCAAAAACAAGAAATTCAGCTTCCAATGAAACAAGAGACACAGAATAGATCATTTGAAGATGTAGCTTTTGATGCAATGAACAATTATGAAAGTAACGAAGTAGAATCTCCATTAAAAAATAGAGATATGAGTACTATTGGAAAACAGACAAATGTAAATGCTTATCAATATGATAATCCTAAAGTAAAACCATACTTTCAAGAAATGGCACAACAAATGGGAGAGGATCTTGCATACATTTCAAGTTCTGATAATAGAAGTACTCAAAAAGGTGGAGGAACTAAATTAAGTGCAACTACTAAAGCAATGGACATATTACATAATGAGCAAGGCTATTCATATAATCAAATAGCACAAGGACTACAAAATATAATTGATGACAAAGGAAGCGAAAATAATGCTATTTCAAAGAAGATTGAATTAGTTATAGATGAGCAATTAAGGAACGGATATACCAACGCATTAGGCAAAAATATTGAACCAAACCAGGAGTACATAAACACTATAACAGAACAATATAGTTTAGCAGAACAAATAAAAAATGTTACAAATAATCAGGAACAAGTAAAAATTGATAGTGAAAATTTTGCTAAACAAGTTGATGAATACGTATCAGGCAAAATGAAAAGTAGTGATTTGATAAATGTAGGAAAAACACCGCAGGTTTTACAAAATATTGGAGTACCTAACAATGATATTATATTAAAGCAGAGCAAGTTAAAAACTATAATGCAAGAAAGCAGTGATCCTACTAGCAAATTACATGGATTACCAGTTGATGTAGTAAAAAGAATACCGGAAGCATTAGCAAGTCCATTAAATGTTTTACAATCATCAACAGATAATAATAGTATAGTTGTTATTACTGATTTAGCAGACAAAGCAGAAAGACCAATTATAGCAAGTATAGAAATGAATTATGAGGGTCAGATTGGAAACTTAGATTTTTTATCAAATAGATTAACAAGTGCCTATGGAAAAAATAATTATGACAGATTTATGCAAACAGAAATTGCAAAAGGAAATCTATTATATGACATTGATGAGGGCATAATAAAAGAGTTGCCCGCTTCAACCAAGGTCCAATCCCTTGAGGGTCTCAACTCTTCTGTAGATACAATTGACCATGTATCTACTTCTAATAAGAGTATACCACAAAATGAACAAAATGTCAAAAGTGATTCTACTAATATTAATAATATGCAGAATAATCAAGAAAATATACAAGAAAATACACAAAATCCAAAAGTAAAATTCGACAATGAAGTAATGAAAACTAATAGTGAGATTAAAGGAAATTCAGAAACTTCTGAAAAAGTTGCAAAGATACTATCAGAGCCAACAAAGAATGTAAAACCAGAGCAAAGAACATGGGCGATACTAAAAGCAAACTTTATTGACAAAGGAGCAGTATTTGAAAAGATATCTCAAAAAACTAACAACAGAGATTTACAAGGAAAATATGATTATACATTAACAGCAGGAGCAAGAGGACAATATGCTATAGGAAATGACAGGTATGTATATACTAACGGAAAAAAGACACTTCAATCAAAGTCTCTAACAAGCATAATGGATGAAGTAGGAGAAAATACACAAGCATTTAATGAATATATGTACCACCAATTAAATGTACACAGAATGACACTAGATGAAAGATTTGGAATAGGAAACAAACCAGTATTTGGGGAGAGCATAACAGCAGATGTATCAAGAGCAGAAATAGCAAAAATAGAAGAACAACATCCTGAATTTAAAGAGTATGCAAATGATGTATATAAGTATTTAGAAGCTAATAAACAAGAATTGGTAGACAGAGGAGTAATATCTCAAGAAACTTCAGATTTCTTTAAAGAAAGATATCCACATTATGTCCCAATACAAAGAGCAACAAGAAAAGGAAATAGCATAGATGTAGCACTAGATACAAAAAGAACAGGAATTAATTCTCCAATTAAGAAAGCAAAAGGTGGAAATCAAGACATAAATCCATTGTTCCAAACAATGGCAAGTCAAACATTACAAACATATAGAGCAAGTGCAAGAAATAATTTTGGATTAGAATTGAAGAATACATTGCAACAGATGAATCAGCTAAACGAGAATAGGGCTATTGCAGACATAGATGACATAGTAGATACAATGACAAATGAAGAGCAAAGTAATGAGTTGCTACAACCAGGCAAAAAAGGAGAAAATCCTACGTTTACTGTGTTTGAAGATGGTAAAAAGATAACTTATGACATAAGTCAAGATATGTATGATGCATTAAAACCAAAGAGTGAAATATTAAATAAACTAGACAACACAAAATTGGCTAAGACAGGTAGAAAAATAAGCAACTTCAGAAGAGGAGTTTTAACAGAATATAATCCAATATTCTCTATAACAAATGCTATAAAAGATGCTCAAGATGTATTAATAAACTCTCAACACTCAGCAAAGACTTATGCTAAATTCCCAGAGGCTTATGCTCAAATAGTTAAAAAGGGATATTGGTATAATGAGTATATACAAAATGGTGGAGAGCAAAACTCTTACTTTACAGAAGGCGATTTTGAAAATATTAAAAAGACAAAATTAGATAAAGCGAAAAATGTATTAAAGATTCCATTTGAAAAAATAAGTAGTATAAACAATGTAATAGAGATGGCACCTAGACTTGCAGAGTATATAGTTAGTAGACAAAATGGAGCTAATATTGAAACAGCAATGCTAGATGCTTCAAGAGTAACTACAAACTTTAAAGCAGGTGGAGATATAACAAAATTTGCTAATAGAAATGGTGCAACATTCTTAAATGCAAGTGTTCAAGGATTTCAACAACAAGTAAGAAATATCCAAGAAGCTAATATGAAAGGATTAAAAGGATGGACAAATTTAGCATTAAAATATACAGTAGCAGGATTACCTGCATTACTATTAAATAATTTGTTCTGGGATGATGATGACGATTATGAACAATTACAAGACTATGTAAAAGACAATTATTATGTAGTAGCAAAATTACCAAATGGAAACTTCTTAAGAATACCTAAAGGAAGAATGGTAGCAACAATTCAAAAAGTTGTATCTAATGCAAATGATTTTGTAAAAGATGGTAAAATAAATTCAGATGATGTTGCAAGTACAATATGGAATGACTTAAAAGAAGACGTATCATTTGGAATGGATAACCTTGCGCCTAATAATCCAATAGACAATAATATTTTAAGCCCTATAATTCAAGTAGCACAAAATAAAACTTGGTATGGAGATGACTTAGTTCCACAGAGATTACAAGATGTTCCTGCTTCAGAGCAAGCAGATGAAAGTACAGATAAATTTAGTAAATGGCTTGGCGAGAAATTAAATGTAAGTCCTATAAAGATAAACTATTTACTAGACCAGTATTCAGGTGGAATAGGAGATGTGCTATTACCAATGGGAACACCTCAAGCAGAAAACAATGTAATAGAAGATAAGTTTACAACTGATCCTGTAATGAAAAGTCAATATCCATCAGATTTCTTTAGCAAGACAGATGAATTAACAGTTAAAAATAATAGTTTAAAGGCTACAGATGAAGATAAGTTAAAATATAAGTATATTTCAAGTATACAAAAAGATATAAGTGAATTATACAAAAAGAAAAGAGAAATACAATCTTCTGAAAAGACAGATGAAGAAAAGAAGAAAGAGCTAAAAGAAATACAAAAGCAAATAAATGATTTTGCAAAAGAAGGATTAAATAATGTTGATAAATTAAATATATCAGGCAACACAGCAACGATAGGAGACAAGGAATATTATAAAGTTAATGATACTTGGAATGTAGTTAGTAAAGATAAAAAAATAGAAGGAATATCTTTAAGTACTTATTCTGATTATCAAAATAGACTAGCAAAAGAAAAAAGTAAATTATCTAAAGGAAAAAGTTTAACAGAAAAGGATAAAAATAAAGTATTACTAGATTCTAGCTATACTAGTAAAGAAAAGAAAACAATATATAAAGCTACAACAGGAAAAAATGATGAGTTGTATGATAATTTGAGTAAGTTAACAGATGTAAACATAAATGCTTATTTAGAATACAAATTACAAGACATAAAAGGTGATGAAGATACAAAAAGCAACATAGTTGGGAAAACAAAAAGTGGAAGCAAAAAAGCAAATGTTAAAGAATATATTATAAATTCGAATTTATCAGGTATAGAGAAATTATACATATATGGAAAAACTTATAAATTTGATAAAACAGAAAAATATAGTATGATTAGTTATTTAGCAAAATCTAATTTATCAAAAGAAGATAAACAACAAGTGATTAAAGGATTAACTGCAAATGTTGAAAAACATAAAGATGGAAATTATTATTGGAAATAATTTTTGATTTTTTTATTTTAAAGTGTTATTATAAAAAGGGGGTAAAAAAATGTTTAAAAATAAAATACTAAATAAAATCTTTGAAATATACACTTTAATATATGAAATAATACTTGTTGTTAGTTCTATAATAGGACTAGAGCTTTTAGCAAATAAAATTGGTATTACAAGTAGATTTATACAATATCTTATTGGAATATTAGCATTTTCAAGTTATTTAGGAATAAAACTACGAGATATACAAGAAACAGAAAAGAAAATCAAAGAAAAATATGGAATTGAAGATAAAGAGGTGCTTTAAGTAGTACCTCTTTTATTATGGAGGAAATATGATAGAAAAACCAAAAAGACCAAAACAACCTAATATACAAGATAGGCAACCACCAAGAACATTAGAAGAATTGATTAATAGATATGATTTAGACAATACGAAGGTATATGATTTTTTAGATGAACTTGTAGGGCAATTAAAGGGAGCTATGGGCAATTCAACCGTTGAAAAAGTTATAGGGACTTGGGTTGACGGAAAGCCCATATATAGAAAAACAATAATACTTAATCAATTATTAGGTGATGGAGCAGAACATAGGATAGATTTGGGAATATCTAATATAAAATCAATTATAAATCTGTATGGGGCATATCGATTTGGGAATACAGGAAGTATGTATGTACCAATCAATTTTTATAATTTTTATACTAATCAAGGAACTTATATGTTTGTTTCAAATATTTCAAATACAGGATGTAATATCACATACAATAGTAATCTACCTTCAGATTTAGTGTATATAATTGTAGAATATACGAAGACAACAGATTAGAAAGGAAAAGATAATGGAACCAAAAGAATTTGATATAGAGTTTACAAGAGGGGACACTTGTCCTCTTAAATTTAGCTTATTAGATAAAGAGGGAAATGTATTAACTCTCTCAAACTCTGATGAACTTATTTTTACAGTAAAAAAAGATTACAATACGACAATAAAAAAAATACAGAAGAAGTTTAGTTCAGGAGAAATTACACAAGAAGATGACGGAAGCTACAAACTAATTATTAATCCATCAGATACTCAAAATTGGGATTACGGAAGAAGTGTTTTTGATATATGTCTGATATCAGGAGACTATACAAAGACAGTTGCAATAGGAAGTTTAACCTTAACAAATGAAGTAACATTTTAGGAGGTGGAAATATGGATTTAGGAAATATTATTTTAGATGAAAATGAAATAAATGCAGGAGGATTAAATATTCCTCTTATAAAAGGTGATAAAGGAGAAAAACGGAGATACAGGTAGTCAGGGTATTCAAGGATTACAAGGAGAAAAGCGGAGAAACAGGAGCTAGTAATGTACTAACAATAGGAACTGTAGAAAAGGGAGAAGAAGCATCAGCTAGTATAACAGGGAATAGTCCAAATCAAGTATTGAATTTAGTATTACCAAAGGGAGATAAGGGAGATACAGGCGAGCAAGGACTACAAGGAGAAACAGGAGAGATGGGACCAAAAGGCGAGCAAGGTATTCAAGGACCACAAGGAGAGCAAGGCATACAAGGACCTAAAGGAGATAAAGGAGACAAGGGAGACAAAGGTGAACAAGGACCACAAGGAGTAGCAGGAACAAATGGGCAGGATGGCTACACACCTGTAAGAGGAACAGACTATTGGACAAATCAAGATATAGCAGTAATAGAACAATATTGTGCTAATTATATAGATACAAATATTAATCAAGCGATTGGAGGTAGTTATTAATGACATTAATTCAATTATTTACTAATATAGCAAATGCTATAAGAGCTAAAACAGGTTCAAGTGAAACAATAAAAGCAGAAAACTTTCCAACAGAAATTGCAGATATAACAACAGGACATCTTGACAATACAGAATACCAAGAAGCAAATGATGATTTAGATAACATACTAGAAAATACAGAAGTACCAAGTGGAACTTTAAACATAACAAAAAATGGAGAATATGATGTTACAAATTATACAGAGGCAAATGTAAATATAGTAAGTGAAAATAATGCGAAAATTGATTTAACAAATGTAACAAGCACTTCATCACATCCTGTTTATAGCTATATTACTTCAATAGACCAAATTGACACAAGTAATTTTGTAAATATGGATGGAGCTTTTCAATTTTTCCATAGATTAAATAATTTACCTCTCTTGAATACAAGTAATGTAACAAGTATGTTTTGCACATTCGAGTCTTGCACAAGTTTTACATCTGTACCACAGTTGGACACAAGTAAGGTAACGAATATGAGGTTTACTTTTAGAGGATGTTCAAATCTTACTACATTGCCTTTATTAAGTACAGATAAAGTAGTAACAATGCAAGGAATGTTTACTAATTGTTACTCTTTATCAAATGAATCATTAAATAATATAATGCAAATGTGTATCAATACAGAAGAATATACAATGACAAAAACATTAAGATATATGGGAATATCAAGTACACAAGCAGAAACTTGTCAATCTTTAAGCAATTATCAAGCATTTTTAGATGCTGGATGGACTACTGGATATTAGGAGGTGTATAAATGGACGTTTTAAATACAAAAATAAAAAATATATTAACAGAGAAAACAAATAAAATAAGACCTGAAAATATAAAGAAAGATATAACTATATTAGGAATAACAGGAACTTATGAAGGACAAAAACCAAGTGGAGAAATAGAAATAATAGAGAATGGACAAGTAGATGTAAGTAATTATGCAAGTGCAAATGTAAATGTACCAATACCTACACCTAGCTTACAAAACAAATCAGTAACAATAACAGAAAATGGAACACAAACAATTACACCAGATAGTGGATATGATGGATTAAATGAAGTAGAAGTTACAACTAATGTAAGTGGAAGTATAGAGGGAGAATATGCATTATTAGATTTTACAGGATTCACGAACTTGAATTTTACCTATGGTATTAAAGAAATAAGCGATTTAGACCTGTCAACAATAACTAGTTGCAATAGTTCTTTTACAAGTTTTGGGAAATTACAAAAAGTTGGCAAATTAAAAAATTCATCAAAAGTTTCAAGTTCGGAAAGTATGTTTAAATACTGTAGTAAATTAGAAGATGTAGACTTTAGTGCTTTTAATACAAGTAATATTACAAATATGTCAAGTATGTTTCAAAGTTGTTCATCATTAGTTCGATTGGATTTAACAAACTTTGACACAAGAAAAGTAACGTATATGCAAAGAATGTTCCAAGGGTGCTCTAATCTTGAAACAATAACATTTGGTAATAATTTTTCATTAAATAGTTGTACTGGTGGACAAAGTTTATTAAATATGTTTGGAACTTGTGCTAAACTAACAAATGAAACTTTAAATGCAATTTTAGGAATACTTATAACATTTGGTGGTACATCAAACAAAACATTAAATTATATAGGATTAAAGTCAACTCAAGCAGCTACTTGTCAAACATTAAGCAATTGGAGTGCAGCAGAAGCAGCAGGTTGGACAACAGGATATTAA